ACTTATGATCCTCCAATTGTAATAACAGAAATTATTTAGTATATTATAAGTGCCAAAAGGCTTTAATTCTCAATAGATATTGATACAACACAAGGTGTAGAAATGGATCCGGTTACTGCATTAGGAGTTGCATCTACTGCATTTAATACTTTAAAAAAGGGTTTTGCATTAGGCAAAGATGCTCAGTCTATGATGTCTGATATCGGCAAATGGATGAATGCCATTGAGAATGTAAGAAATCCAAAAAAGAAAAAGTATAAAAAAGTTGGGAATGTAGAGCAAGAAGCATTAGATGAATTTGCTGCAAAGAAAAAAGCAGATGCAATGGAGACTGAACTTAAAAATTATATAATAGCAACATTCGGTTTGAATTCTTGGAATGAATTGCTAAGAATTCAGGGACAGATCAGAAAACGAAGAAAGATGGAGGAAGAGTTTCAAAGAAAACAAAGACAAGACATTATAAATGCTATTATAGTTTTTGTTGGCATAGGCATAGGTGGAGTGGGTTTACTTTTTGCTTTTGCTAGTTTTTTATGATATTTAAAAGATATGAAAATAAAACAAAATTTCCAAAAACTCGTTTACGAAACCGAGAATATAAATCGCCAGTAGTAATTTGGAACGAAGTAGGAAAAGGAATATTTTATGACAGAAGTACCAAACAAAGTAACTTATCAAAAAAATAGAAGATATATGGCATGGGCAAGTTTGGGTATGATGATTGTAACTACACTTGCAATCATTGTTTCACCAGAACGATTTGTGCAAGTAGATTCTATAATTATGATGATGTACGGCTCTCTTTCAGCCTTAGTCGGAAGCTACTTTGGTTTTGCAAATAAAAATGTTCAAAAAAATTAAAGATAGATTTAGCAATGCTGATAATGTTATTGATTTATCTGTTGATTTATTTTTACTTTTATTTGATGTTCTGACCACTCCTTTACTCATACCATTGCGAATAGCAAAATATTATATCAAGGGTTGGATAAAAAGTTTTATAAAAAGATTCTTGAAAAAGACCTATCATAGAATTTATGATAAACCTAATAATATTAAAAAGGAGAAATAATGTTAAATTTTTTAAAACATATATTTTATGTCAAGCCAAAAACACCTGAAAAAATGACTATTAGCAAACTTAGGATCATGAAGAAAAAAGACTTAGAGTTGCTGGGCAGAAAACATGGTATAGAACTTGACAGAAGATATCACAAAGAAACTTTAGTAAATCAACTATTTAATCATATCAATCAATAATGTATGAATATCGGTGTGACATAGTTAGAGTTGTTGATGGTGATACTGTTGATGTAGATATTGATTTAGGCTTTGGTGTATGGTTGCACAAAGAAAGAATTAGAATGCTTGGCATTGATACACCAGAATCAAGAACTAAAGATCAAATAGAAAAAAAATTTGGCTTGTTAGCAAAAAATTTTCTACAGAAAATGCTACATGACAATAAGATAATTCTTAAAACATCTAAAGACAAAGAAGGAAAATTTGGGAGAATACTTGGCGAACTCTGGATTGAAAATGATAAAATTTCTATCAATGAACATTTGGTTAATAATCACCATGCAGTTAGATATGTTGGACAATCTAAAGAAGATATAAAAATAGAACACAGACTAAATAGAATTAAAATTGTTGAATTGAAAAATTTGAATGCCCAGAAAATTTAGAACTGGTCAAAAACCAATTACAGATTTTGAAGTCTATCATGGTTATGACAAAGACTGCAAAAAATGGTTTGTTGAAATCCAAGTACCAATACATGGTGTAGGCACTATAACCCAATGGTATGACACAGAAAAAGATTATGATAATTCGCTTAAAAAATTATTATGGACAATCTATACCTAAAATATGTGGGCATTAGTCCGTGGAGTACTAATGCCCATTATCACCTTAGAAGGTTTTGACAACCTCTAATTGTGATTCTTTATGTAAAATTATAAACTTTAATTATTTTTCGCATTTTTTCTATATCCAGATACCCTCATTAATGTTTCCATGTCATACACACCATGTTCGTCACCAAAATCAGCTCTTATTTTTTCTAAAATATTATTTACATCACGAGTTAACTCTTTGACATAATCACGAAAAGCATTTGCTTTTTTTTCATCCATATTATTAATTTTAATGACATCTTCAACAGTTGATGCCATGTTTTCATATCTTTCATTAGCCAAAACAAGTGCCGTTAATAAAGTTGTAACTTCGGTTTTAGTTAATTTCAAACTATACATATTTATCCTTTCGTTATTTAAAGTTATAGTCTTTTATGATAACACCCATTTTTTCATCACCTCTTTGGTGTGATTTAATCCAAGTTCTTTTACCACTTTGATAATGTCTCATATGACCTCTTACTTGATGCAATCTATTCTTGTTAATTGAATCTCCATATCTAGTTGTAATTCTATTGGTTTTTTTTACTTCTAACATTTTGTATTCAAAACCTTTTATCACATTACTTCGTTTCTTTATTGGCATAGATGATTTAAATGCAATAGTTTCTGAACCTTTTGCATTTATAAATTTAAGAATTGCAAGGTTACGAAAAATACTAACTGTTGAGCCGACTACATCAACCTCTGGAATTTGCTCATTTATCCATTGTTTTATTTCGTGATGTGGATACATATTTCTTGGAAATTTTTTAACATCACAAAACTCTGACCCAACAGTCAATATGAATTGAGCATAAGAGGCTCTGACTGTATCATTGAAATGTTGAGTTTCTAATGCTAACCATTGTGGAACTTTCCAACAGTTAGGAAACTTTTTCATAGTAACTATATCATCATAAACTGTTTCTTGTTCTGTATTTTTTCTTTCATCCCCAAATTTATAAGTATCATCATAATTAATTATAAAATCACAAAGACTTAGATTTAATCTTTGATGATGTCCATTAATTTTACAAGCATCATCAAAGGTAGAAACCCTATAAAAATTTTCCTCATCCATTTTACGAATCCAAGCACCAGCCATACATTCAAAAGTGCCTTCTCCAAGATAATCTACTCTATGTGGGTAAATGAGTAAAAGGTTGTCATAAACTGGCAAAGATTCTGAAAAAATTTTTTGGTGCATATCTAGCACTTGTTCAAAATTAGTAATCTTGGGATTTTCTTTATCCAATCTTTTGCTATCCTCATTATTCCATTTTGCTAAATCTTTATGAACAAAATCGTCACTTAAAAAAATTTTTGTAGCTGATAATAATTTACCCTTCAACTTAAATATATCTTTGTTGAATCCGATTTTATGATGGGTCATAAATGTTTTTTTTGGTTCATCTATTCCGTGAATCAAATGTTGTAAAAAACTTTCATATTTTGTTTTCATAATTTTTTCCTATTGTTATGTTTACTATAATAAACAAAAAAAATTAATCAAACCTTTTTTTTATTTTTTTTTTATGTTATTGTTTTTTTAGTTAAGGAAAAAAAATGTCATTTGATGCATTAGCAACTTGTATTAACATAAAAGAGATACGACCATTATCAAAATTAGTCCTTTTGATTTTAGCCAATTATTCTAATGAAGATTGGCAAAGCTATCCATCAATCAATAAAATATCTGAACTGTGCAACTGTGATGAAAAGACTACAAAAAGAGCATTGGATGAATTAGTACAACGAGAGATTTTAAAGTGCCAAGCTAGATATTATGGAAAAAAACAGATATCTAATCTATATACGATCAATCAGAAAGTGGTAAAAAGGACTCAGGGGGGTCAAATTAGGGGGGGTAAAAATGACCAATTAGGGGGGTCAAATTGTACCCCCAATACTATCATAGATACTAAAATAAATGTAAAGAACGACTACACCCAAGAATTTGAGGATTTTTGGAAACTCTACCCACCATGTGAAAATGGAAAAAAAATAGGTAAATATGAGACTTACTTACAATTTAAGAGAATAAAAGACCGATCTGAGTTAGTTAAATGTCTACAAAATTATGTAGATCATAAAAAAGGTAGATTTATTCACAGTCCGAAGAGATGGTTAGAAAAAAGAATATATGAGGATTTTAAGAACAAGGAAATTAAATTAGTTTATAAATCAAAAAACAGCCTAGCTGGATAAGGAAAAAAATGCAACAACTTACTAATTTAGGAATATATCTTAATTCTTATACTAATGGTAATCACAAAACTTACTGTCCCCAATGCAAGAATTCAAGAAAACCACAAAACAAACACGATACTCCACTATCAGTGACAATAGAAGACTCTAAAATATTATATAAATGTCATAACTGCGAGTTTACTGGGGTAATCAGTGACAATAAAAATTATTATGTACCAAAGAAAGAAAAGACCACAAAGATTTATGATTGGTTTAAAGAGCGAGGTATAAGTAAAAATACAGTTGATGATTTGGGTATATACGAAAGCAATAATTCTATTTGTTTTCCTTATATTCAAGATGGCAAAACAGTTAATGTAAAGTATAGAACTTATGATAAACAATTCAGACAACAACCTAATGCACAAAGAACTTTATATAATATTGATAATGTAAAAAAATATTGGAAAGAAACTGGTAAAAAAAATATCATTATTTGTGAAGGTGAAATGGATGTAATAGCATTTTATGAAGCTGGTGTTATCAATGCAGTAACACTACCAGATGGTGCATCTCCCAAAGTAAAATACGATCTTAATGATTTACGATTTAAGGCACTTAAAAATTGTAAATGGTTAGGCGAAGTAGACAAAGTATATATAGCAACAGATCAAGACGAAGCGGGTAGAGCATTACACCTTGAATTGGTACATAGATTTGGCAAGGATAGGAGCCTGATGATAAAGTTTCCGAGCCAACAAGGAGATATTATCACCAAAGATGCAAATGAATGTTTAGTGAAATTTGGAAGAAATGTATTAACAGACACAATAAAAAATGCGATCCCATACCCAATTGATGGTTTGTATACAATTAATGATTACAACAGAGAAGTGTTAGATATTTATGATGGTAAAACACAAAAGCCATTGTCCACTGGTTATGGGATTTTAGATATGTTGTATAAGATACAACCAGCAACATTTCATCTTGTGACTGGTGTACCTAACCATGGCAAATCAAATTTTATTGATCAAATTGCAGTGAACATGAATAGGTTACATGGTTGGAAATTTTGTATATTTTCACCAGAGCATTCTACTCCACAACACATAAGAAGAATCGTAGAAAAGATTGTGCAAAAGCCATTTGATTCTGGAATCAGTGAAAGGATGACACGACAAGAATTGCTTAAAGGTTTGGATGTATTAAACAATAACTTTTATTTTATTGAGAATAAGGATACAATACCTACTATAGATTGGATATTATCTAAGGCTAAACAGTCGGCTTTAAAGTTTGGTATAAAAGGATTAATTATTGATCCATACAATGAAATAAATTCAAATAGAGAAGGGAACAAAAGAGAAGATGAACATATTAGAGATATTATCAGCAAGTGTAAAAAGTTTTGTAGGACACATGAAATCACTTTATGGATGGTTGCACACCCAAGCAAACTCCCGCGTGATGAAGGGAAAATTAAGCCACCGACACTTTATGATGTTTCTGGCTCTGCTCATTGGAATAATATGTGTGATTGTGGTCTGGTAGTCCATAGAGACTTTGACAACAACAGAACACAAGTTATTTTAAGAAAGATAAGAGAGCAAGGAGTCTATGGTAATATAGGCGAATGTTTCTTTGAGTTTGATTTGCAAGAACGAATCTACAAAGAAGTAGTCACTGAGGATACTAACCTTCAACAACAATGGTATAACAATGCCTAGACCTTATAAATTAAAAGTACCTTATACAACTCTCAACATTGTATTGCCAGTGACTATGAAAGAACATTTATCTAAACAAGCACACATTATGTCTAAAAGATTAGGTAAAGAAGTTTCAATGGCAGATATTATTAGGGATACATTAGAAAAAAGGGTAAGCAATAAAGCCTACCCTTTTAAACAATAAGAAAAAAAAATGCTCTATTAAGAGACATTCATTTCTTGTAACATGGAGATATTTACAAAGCTATGGCAAAGAAATATATACATTTAAACCAACATAAAATAAGAAGTAACGCTAAAAACAATCAAGTGGCAACAACGAATACTTGAAAATTTAAAGCAATATGGTAGTTTAGATCATGACAATGGGTAGACCTAAAATACAAATAACTGAAGAATTATGTAAAAAAGCAGAACAATATGCTTCTCAAGGACTAACAATGGAACAAATCGCTGATGCTTTAGGTATGTCTAAGTCATCTTTATTTGAAAAACAAAAAGAGAATTTGGACTTAATGGAGTCTATAAAAAGGGGAAAAGCAAAAGGGATAGTTACAATAACCAATGCTTTATATGAGAAAGCAAAGGAAGGTGACAATACAGCTATGATATTTTATTTAAAGAATAGAGCGGGGTGGAAAGATAAGATTGAAACAGAGCATACTGGAGAAGGGTTAAAAGTTGATGTTAAAGCACCAGACACCTTCAAACAAATTATGGAAGAACTGGACAAACTTGCAGAACATAAGTCTAAAAAAGACGATAGAGTTCTACAATAACTGGTTACTTGCAGCACGAGACAAACAACTTACACCCACAGGGGAGTGGAATGTATGGCTTATACTTGCTGGTAGGGGGTGGGGTAAAACAAGAACTGGTGCATCGGATATTGTCTTGTATGCACTAAGAAATCCTGATTCAATGTGTGCAGTCATTGCTCCAACTAGTGGTGATCTTAGAAGAGTATGTTTTGAGGGTGTGTCAGGAATTGTAAAACAAATACCACCACAATGTTACGCTGATGGCACACCGAAATCATACAACAGAACCACAAGTGAAATTACACTATACAATGGATCAAAGATTATGGGATTTAGTGCTAGTGAACCAGATAGACTAAGAGGTAGTCAATATCACAGGGCATGGTGTGATGAGTTAGCCGCTTGGCGTTATCCAGAGGCTTATGATCAATTGTTGTTTGGTTTAAGGCTTGGCGAAAACCCACAAGTAGTAATTACAACAACACCAAGACCAACTTCCCTAGTGAGAAAGCTATATGAACGAAAACACAAAGATGTTATAGTGACACAGGGCAATACATTTGAGAATCAAAACAATCTAGCAGACTCAGCACTAGAGCAATTTAAGGATTTATACGAAGGCACACGATTAGGCAGACAAGAACTTTATGCAGAAATATTAGAAGATGTAGAAGGTGCATTGTGGTCACATTTCCAACTAGAAAAAATCAGGGTCAAGAAAGAAGATATACCAGAGATGCGAAGGATTGTAATAGCTATTGATCCAGCAGTTACAAAGAATGCTACATCTGATGAGACTGGAATTATAGTGGCTGGTATAGGAGAAAACGATAAATACTTTATTTTGTCAGATAAAAGTGGTAAGTTTACACCTGATGGTTGGGGAAGACTAGCCATAGAGGAATATTATCGCTATAATGCAAATTTGATTGTAGCTGAAACAAATAATGGTGGTGACTTAGTGGAACGATTACTTAGGACGATAGATAGAAACATTCCTTACAAATCAGTCACTGCAACGAGAGGGAAAATGTTGAGAGCAGAACCCATATCTGCTTTGTATGAACAAGATAGAGTGTGTCATGCAGATATTTTCCCACAACTAGAAGACCAGATGTGTTCTTTTAACGGAGAGTCTAGCAAATCTCCAGATAGATTGGATGCCTTAGTGTGGGCATTAACAGAACTAAGCCAATCCACAAGGAAGGCACTTTGGAGAATAAGTTAATGAGTATATTTGATGATATAAAAAAGATATTTAGCAAAACACAAACTCAAATAAGAAAGAAACAAGCACCAGTCACAGTTTATAATAATGTTGGCTATTCAACACCAAAAAGAGATTCATATATAGATTATGCACAAGAAGGTTATCAAGAAAATGCTGTTGTGTATAAATGCATCAACGAAATATCAAATGGTGCATCAAGTGTCCATATAAAAGTTTTTGACGAAGATATAGAACTAGATAGTCATCCCTTAATTAATTTACTAAAAAGACCAAATCCATTACAGGCTGGTAACGAATTTTTCCAATGTTTATATAGTTTTCTATTGTTATCAGGCAATAGCTATGTTCTTAGAACTGGTGCTGATAACCAACCACCAAAAGAACTTCATCTTCTAAGACCTGACAGAGTAAAGATAGAGCCTAGTAATACTACGATACCCAAAAGCTATCTTTATGAACTGTCAGGCAAAGTTGTCAACAGATACCCTGTTGATCCAGAAACTGGACTTAGTGAGGTAAAACATTTTAAGTTGTTCAATCCTACAGATGATTACTATGGACTATCACCAATAAGAGCATCATCAGTTGACATAGATCAGCACAACTATTCTGCAAAACACAATGTAAATCTTTTGATGAATGGTGCAAGACCAAGTGGTGCTATTGTATTCAAACCAAAAGATGAAGTAGGACAATCAGTTCAGTTGACAGAATCTCAAAGACAACAACTAATATCAGACCTAGAATTAAGATTCCAAGGCACAGACAACAGTGGCAGAGCCATGCTTTTAGAAGGTGATTTTGATTGGAAAGAAATGGGTCTATCTCCGAAAGACATGGATTTCTTACAATTAAAAAATATGAGTGCCAGAGATATAGCAATGTGTTTTGGTGTGCCAAGTCAATTGGTTGGGATACCTGATGCGCAAACTTATTCCAATGTGCAAGAAGCAAGACTAGCATTGTATGAAGAAACAATTATACCTTTGATCAAAAGAGTAGAGTCTGATCTTAACGAGTATCTAGCACCAGCATATGGAGAAAGACTAAGAATACAATATGATATTGATTCTATTCCAGCAATGGCAGAAAGAAGAAGAAGAATATATGAGAATGTTACTGGTGCAGTAAGAGAAGGGATTATATCAAGAAACGAAGCTAGAGAAAGATTAGGGTTAGAGCCTATAACTGGTGGTGATGAAGTCTATATATCTGCAAATCTCTTTCCATTAGGTGAACCAGAGAACAGCGATTTAGAAGATAGAACACCAGACCCTGACAAAGAAGCGGAAATTGCCTATGATATGAAGAGACAAATACGAAAAGATGTCTTTACAACAGAGGAAGAAGCAGAAGAGAGAGCAGAGGAAATAGGTTGTTCAGGTACACACTCACATGACACTGATAATGGGACTGTGTTTATGCCATGTTCTAGTCATGCTGATTATGAAAGATTTACTGGTGAAGAACTAAAGTATCACACTGCTGATCCTGAATATGTTGTACAACAAGACCCACGAATGGGAGAAGGTGAAGATATATTTGAATCAGTATCAGAAGCAAGTGACAGGGCAGAAGAGTTGGGATGTGAAGGCACACACACTCTTAGAACGCCAGATGGCAATATCTATATGCCATGTAGATCACATTCCATTTATCTAAGAGTTACTGGTCAAGATAAATCTATTGAGGACATAGATACAACACCAACAGATAGTATGGTCACAGAAGCAAGAAGAGGTCTTGAGTGGAGAAAAGAATTCAACAGGGGTGGTACTGCTGTAGGTGTGGCCAGAGCAAATCAGATAGTCCGAAAAGAAAAGCTGTCACCAAGAACAGTATTAAGAATGCATAGTTTCTTTGCAAGACACGAAGTAGACAAACAAGCAGAGGGATTCAAAAGAGGAGAAGATGGATACCCAAGTGCTGGTAGAATAGCATGGGCATTGTGGGGTGGAGATGCTGGTCAAACATGGGCTTCTAAAAAAAGAGATCAAATAAAAAAGGAGATAGAAAAAGCCTGTTGTATGGAATGTGAAGAAAAGCAAGAAGTTTCTGGAAAGATCAAAAAGACATTAGAAGGCAAAATAAAAGAACACAACGACAAGCATGGTGATAAAAAAGGCAAAAGAGTAACACTTAGAATGCTTAGTGCTGTATTCAGAAGGGGAGTGGGTGCATACAGAACTAACCCAGAATCAGTAAGAAGAAATGTTGTAGGTTCTGATCAGTGGGCAATTGCACGGGTAAATGCCTTCCTTTTTGCAGTAAGAACTGGTAGGTTTAGAAGTGGACAATTTGACAGAGATTTATTACCAAAAGATCATCCATTGTATAGAGCAAAAGGCAAAGAATAGTTGCGACACAAACTCAAAACAAAGCAGATTGTCCAAATCGGTGGCAAGAGAATTAATGTTGGCAAAGAGTTTACTGAACAAAATAGACTTAGAAAATCCTACGAAAGAAAACTTAGAAGACAAGTTCAGGGATATTTCAAACAAATATTCAATGATGTAGCTGACTTATACGAACAAGACTTGCCATTTACATCAGTTCTAACACGAGATACTAGATTACAATCAATATTACAAAGTCATTATAGACAGGTAATCAATGCATTTGGCGAAAGACAGCTAAGAAATTTACAAAAACAAGACACACAATTTGAACAAATCTATGAAGATTATGTTAGATCAGTGGGTGCAGAAAGAGTTGTTGGGATCAAAAGAGCAACGAGAGGTATAATTCAAAGAGTCATAAATGCTAATAAAGACGAAGGGGTAGCGGTCATTGCACGAGAGATAAGACAAAAAGGACAACCTTTTGACTCACTTAATAGATACAGAAGTGCTACCATAGCAAGAACAGAAACTCATAACGCCGCTTCATTTGCAAATGACAGGGTTGCCAGAAGTCTTAACATACCAGATATGCAAAAGAGATGGACTGCTACAAATGACCCAAGAACTAGAGCAACTCATGTCCAAGCAAGTGGGCAAACAGTACCAATGGATGAGGATTTTACAGTGGGTGGTAGAGCAATGGCATATGCTGGTGATCCAAGAGGTGGGGCAAGTAATGTGATCAACTGTAGGTGTGTGATTGTTTATGTTTCACCAGAAGATGTGGTAACAGATGACACAACAATAACTCCTAAACCAAGACAAGCAAGAGACAGACAAGAAGTATCATTAGAAAAGCTTTTGTCCTCTCCAAGAGATGCATCATTTACACACGAAACATTTAAAATTGGTAAGAAAGCTGTTATAATAAAATCATTGGATGATAGAGCAAAATTATCTAGAAGAGAATATGAAGACTTTTTTGAAGAACCAGATTTTATAAATACTTATGGCACTAGATTTAGAAAAGTGTTTAAGGGGGATAAATTATTTGAAAATAACTGGAGTAGAACACAAAGCGTTAATAGAAAAAGAACAAAAATGGAATTATCAGAAGAAGCATTATCTATTGTAGAGCAATCTATGAAAGAAGTAGATGAATTGGCAAAAAAATTTAAAATACCAAGAATAAACTCAATTACTGTTGGATTTGGTAGAGCCGTTGCGAGTATGGGAGATGGTGAACTATTTTTAAATGCTAGATATTTTAATAAATTTGCAAAAGATACAGCCAAAGTAAGTCCAAATAAATTAACACAAAAAGAAAGACAAGAATTTATTCTTAAGCAAGAACAACTAGAAAAACTTAACAAAAGACTTGATGCACATTATAAAACAAGACCTAAAAGACCCAGTGATCCATACTATTTGGATTGGTATGAAAAATATGTAATATTAAGAAAAGAAAGAAATGATTTTCAAGAAACATTCCGAGATTTAAAAGATAAAGCAGGGTATGTTAAAAAACCAGTAAGCACATATAAACTTGGACAAAAAAAAGGGATACCATATAGTGTGGATGAATACCATGATAATGGTTTGGATCAAGCAAGATCAGTTATATATCATGAATTTGGACATCATGTTCATCAAACAGTAGGTTTAAACAAAGCATATAGTAAGAATGGCAGGCAAAGAAGATATGATACATTTGATAATAAAAGTGCAATTCCTATTGAAGATGAATTAAAATTTAATTTTACTAAAGCAAGAAGAACTGATTTACCAAGTAAATATGCTAATACAAATTCGCAAGAGTATTTCGCTGAAAATTTTGCTAATTATTTTATGGGGAAAAAAGAATTAGTATCACCAGAAATCAAAAAATTAATAGAAAGAATAATGAGGGAGCAAAATGGTATCAACTAAAGATTTAGAATTAATGGATGAAATTCTGGAATTAAATAAAAAACGATTTATTCCAAAAAGAAGAGAATTTACAAAAGAAGAACAAGAACTATTTGATATTATGCTTGATAGTCTTAAAGATGAAGAGCAAGAAAAAATATTAAAGTATTTAGATGAAACTCCAGATTATAATCTTGCTCAATAAATAATTTAATTTATGTATAAATTACCATCCTTATGCAAATTAAATCTATTCAAATCAAAGTCTGCATCATTTTCCAACAGCATAAGAAGGTCGTTCTTATAAACTCTTATATACTGACCCTCTTCTGATGATAGCAGAACATATGCTAAAATTATTTTACTTTTTTTTATTAATTGTTTTACTTTTAGTAAACTATAATTAGGTTGCATTTATAGATACTCCCCATAATACATATTAAACTTAGGCAATGTTCTTTTTAGAAAGTGTAATTCAAACTCCGAAAAATCTTCAAAGTATGTAACCATTTCATATTTGTTGCTAAGTGTATCAAGATAATAAAGATCACCATCTACAACTTTGTATGCAATGCCATTTACTACTGCTTTTGTAATTTTATTTTTTGTCATGTTTTTCCTATTGTTGAATAATAGTGTCAACTTATGGTGTGACACTTTGACCATTTGTGAAATTATTTCAATCTCCATGTTTTGCTGTTTTTATTTTTCCATTCATTATTTTCTTTATAGAAACCCATCTTAGCAAGTTCAGATTCTAATATTTCCATTTTTTTTAACTTTTCTTGAAGTCTATTATTTTCTTCACGAAGTTCTTGAATGTGTTCTAATTTTTCTTTGTATTTTCTAAGATTCATGTTTTTTCCTATTGTTAAGTTGTGGGGCAGATTTTTGGTACTGCCCCTTGACCATTTATTTAAAATGATGGGTCGTTATAATACAATCTACTCCCAAAAGAAACAGGCTGTTTAGTAACGATCTTCCATCTTTTTGTAAGTTTGTTCCAAATAACTTGATGGTATATTGTTTTTTTTCCATGCTCTGGATGGTCATAGTCATAAGATTTTAGATAAATTATATTACCATCTAAATCTCTTTCATAAAGATAACTTTGATTTTCAAAGTAATTACAATCTTTAGTGGGTATATGCTTATCCGATTGTAATTCAAGAATATCATAGTTTTTTCCCTCAAACTTTTTATGTATTTTAATTACAGTATAAGGGTAACTATCAGACCACATATGATAAGTTGCACCCATGCCAACAGTAATTTTTTCCTTATCGTAACAATTTCTTGCTGATAAAATATTTAATGATGTCATTTTTTCTCCTATTGTTTAAATTATTATTAATTATAGTTTAATTATTTTAAACACATAATCAAGTCTTTTTTTATTTTTTTTTATTTATTTTTGTAACACCTAGAAATACTAAGGTTTTGAGATGTAAAAAAAATAATTTAAATAATTAAAAATAAGTGTTGACATATGTAACCACATAGATTACCTTTATATTATTAATAATAACAATAGGAGAAAAAAATGATAAAAGAAAAATTTAAAAATTTAAAAATGATTCAAAAAATGGCTATCAACAAACTTGCCGAAAAATATTCTGATGAAGAATTAGGACATTGGAATATGGATTTGGTAATTCTTAAAAATTTAGAAGAAAGTAGAAATTTTTTATGGTGGATTTCTGATAAAAAACTACCTACTAATAATCAGTTAAAAGCAAAAGCAAAAGAACTTCATAGTTATTGGAGTGAATAATTAAATGGTCAAGGGGTTGCACCAACAAGTCAACCCCACACTTATAAGGAGAAAAATGATCTATAATATTGACAAACTCTCAAAGCAATATGGAGACTTAACAAAACAAGAAATCAAATATTTGAGAACTTGTAATAGTTTGGAGAGATGGGAGACAAAACATACAATCTCATTCAACAAACTTAAAAAACTAAAATCTCAAAAGAAAAGGTTTGAAAAGCAAGTCACAATTTTGGAACTGCTTATCAAATTCGGTACAACAAAATAAGTTTCTCCTAAATGCCCTCTAATATCTTAGGGGGCATACCTTAAAAAAATACTAGACCTATTGGCTTTCATAGATTAATATGATATTAGTTTTAATTATGCCAATACCAAAACCAAGTGGCTCTGAAACTGAAAGTGAATTTATGTCTCGTTGCATGGATGATGCAACAATGAGAAGTGAATATGACAGAGGTCAAAGAACTGCTATATGCTTAGCAAGTTTTAGAGATGGAAAAAAGGGAGAACAAATGACCGAAGTCATAGAAAATTTAGAATCTAACGAAGTTAAATATTATGATGCCAACTGTGAATGGAAAGTTTATGGTGATGATGAAGATGAAGAAAATGGAAAGTTTGCTGGATATGCTTCAATATTTGGCAATAAAGATTTAGGTAATGATGTTGTTGATAAAGGAGCATTCACTTCTTCACTTCGCAAAAAAAGTCCAAAGCAAATTAAAATGTTATTTATGCACAAAACTGATGAACCAATTGGCGTGTTTGAAAAAATGGAAGAAGATGAAAAAGGTTTAAAAGTAGAGGGAAGATTAGCATTAGGCACTCAAAGAGGTAAAGAAGTTTATGAGTTAATGAAAATGGGTGCAATTGATGGATTATCAATAGGATACAAAGTAGATGCAAAAGGGTACAACTATGATGATGATGGGAAGAAAAGACACCTAAAAAATGTTGACCTTATGGAGATTTCAGCAGTAACCTTTCCAATGAATCCGAAAGCTAGAATTCGGAAAGTTAAAGGTGCTGATACCACGATTCGTGAATGGGAGGATATCCTACGAGATGTAGGTTTGTCCAGAAACGAATCAAAAATGGGTGCAAAAGCACTGACCAAGGCACTAGCACAACGAGAGGTTGATGATGTGATGCCAGACTTAATACAATCAATAAATAACTTAACTAAAATAATAAAGGAGTAATTATGTCAGAAGTTGACCATAATTTAGTTAAGTCAGCGATTGAGGAACAAGGTAAGGCATTTGAAGAGTTCAAAGCAACCAATGACCAAAGGATTGCTGATTTAGAAAAAAAAGGTTCTACTGACCCACTTGTTGAGGAAAAGTTAGCAAAGATTGAAAAATCTCTTGATGCACAAGAAGATGTGAATCAAAAGGTAACACTTGCTATGAAACAACAAGAACAAGTTGAAGAAAAACTTGCTACTTTTGAGTCTATGATTAAAAGACCAAATGTAGATGGGAGTCCAGAACAAGTAGAAAAAAAGATTGCTATCTTTGATAGATGGCTAAGAAAAGGTAAAGAAAGCCTGTCACCAGAAGAAGTCAAAGCATTGACTGTTTCTGATGATACACAAGCTGGTTTTCTTGCACCACCAGAGTACATGAGAGAACTGTTAAAAACTCTAACAGAAATCTCTCCAGTTCGTTCTCTTGCTAGAGTGAGAGCAACTTCTCAAAGAAGTGTTCAAGTTCCTGTAAGAAGTGCAACATTTTCTGCACAATGGACTGCGGAAACTGGTACAAGAAGTGAAACAACTGGTTATACTACTCAATTGGAAGAAATTCCATGCCACGAGCAGTATGCACTAATTGACATTTCAGAACAAGAACTAGAAGATTCTGTCTTTGATCTTGAGTCAGAAATGCAACAGGAATTTGCTACACAGTTTGCAAAAGCTGAAGGAAATGCAATGACTGTTGGTGATAAGATTAACAAGCCAGAAGGATTCACAACAAATGTAGGTGGATCAACTGCTGGAGGTAGTGCAGTTGTAACAGCCGACACTTTGTTGGATTTAGTTCATTCATTAAAAACCCCATATAACCAAAATGCTACTTTAGTATTTAACAGAAACACTTTAGCAAAAATAAGACAGCTAAAGGACTCTGCTGGTCAGTATGTATTCCAACCTGGAATGATGCTTACTGCAGGAACACCAAACACTATTTTAGGTTACCCATATGTGGAAATGCCTGATATGGCTGATATTGGTTCAAGTGCAGTATGTGTTGTGTTTGGAGATTTCCGAGCCGCATATATGGTAGTAGATAGAGTTAATCTGTCAATACTTCGTGATCCATTCACTCAAGCTACTTCTGGTAATGTAAGATATGTTGCTAGAAAAAGAGTTGGTGGACAAGTTGTGTTAACAGAAGCATTAAGAAGTTATGTACCAAGCTAAAGGAAGGAGAAAACTATGAATTTTGATTTAGCAAATAATACAGCAGTTGCCCTTTCTTATAAACCTACAGTCACAACAGCCGCCGCTAATGGCACTGGTGTTGACTTGCAAGGTTACAAAAGTGCAACTTTAGTCGCTTTCATTGGTGCAGAAGGAGATACACTTTCTTCATCTGTTCACTTTGAAATTTCATTAGAGCATTCTGATGATAACTCAACATTTACTGATGTAACACAATCAGATATTACCAATGGCACAATTGCCGCAGATGGTATCTGGTTGAAAATTGATGGTACTGGCACTGCTGGTACGTCTGGTAATCCAGATTCTACTGGGACTGTTACACAAGTTGGTTATGTTGGTGGTAAAAGATATATTAGAGGTGTGATTGCAAAAACAGGCACTCATTCTAATGGAACACCAATCGGACTAATGGTTGTTAAAGGTAATGCTCTACATTCATCTGATAACACTATTACCGCACACAATGTATAATAGACGAAGATATGAGGGGATTAATTTCCCCTCTTTCTTTTAAGGAGATAAAATGCCAGTAAAAATGATTCATAAAACAATAGGAATTAATGATCCTTTAGGTGTTACAACTAGAACTTATGAGGTAGATGAGGTTATTGAAGATAATCCAGAATGGCTCAAAAAGGTTGGAGAGAAGTTTGTTGAACATGGTCATGCTATGTATATTGATGCAGAAGTTGTTGTCCCAATGACTAAGGACTACGATTCACTGCCTTCTGATGTAGAGCCTAAAGAAAAACCAAAAAAGAAAAAATTATCACTTTTCAGTAAAAAAAAATAGGAGTTAATAATGTCAAGAGGACTTTCTTCAGATTTCTTGACACAACTATCATCACAATCACTAAAACCATTTTATGCAATCAAAGCAGAATTTTTAGAAGGAGATGTTAGATTGTGGACTGGTGTAGGTGAGGTCACAATAAATTCAGAAGTATATACAGGTGGCGGCACGCTGATGAGTATAGGTGTTGTTGAAGAAACAGCAGAAATAAAAGCAGTTGGTCTTACAATTACAATAAATGGGCTTGATACAAGTATCTTGCCAATAGCATTAGCATCAAATTATCAAAATAGAAAATTTACTTGTTTTCTTGGAATGTTAGATGAAACTAACCAAATAATACCAAGTGTCTACCAATTATTTGAGGGCAGAATGGATTCAATGACAATTAATGACTCTGCTGATGATATAGCTATAGCATTAAGCGTTGAATCAAGATTGATAGATTTAGAAAAACCAAATGAAACAAGATTTACAAGTGAAGAACAAAAAAGACTTTTTCCAGATGACAAGGGTTTAGATTTTGTAACTGACCTTCAAGATAAAGATATCAACTGGGGTGGTAGCTGATAATGAGAGTGCCAAACTGGGAAAGTAAACTAGCAACTTATTTAGACGAATGCAGAAATAAAATATTTATATATGGTGAAGATGCAAAAGATGGCAAAACCTTTGATTGTTGTTCTTTTTCTATTGGGGCAGAAAAAGTTATGTATGGTAAGACACAATTTCCAGAATATGTAGATGCATATAAATCACTTAAAGAAGGGAAGGCATTACTTAAAAAACTAGGATATAGAAACTGGATTACTGCTGTTGATAAAAAACTGATAAAAATCAATCCAAAATTAGCACAAAGAGGGGATTTAGTTTCTTGTAAATGTAAAAATAGTTTTATTTTAGGAATATGTGTAGGTAAAGATGGTGTTTTTGTGGGTGAAGATTATAGGAAGTCAAGTTTGGTGTTTATTTCTATGGAATTAATGAAGTATGCATGGAGATTTGATTAATGTCTAAAGGTTTTGGTTTCTTTGCAAAAGCAGTTGTTGCAACAGTTGCAGGATTTATAACTGGAGGAGGGTCATTTGCTTTAGGTGCATTTGCCACAAGATTGGCAACAAATATTATTATTGGTGGCATTCTTAGTGTTGCCACTAGAGCCTTAACACCAAAACCAAAAATTCCAAATCTTCAACCCAATTTTTCCTCTTTTGGTGAATCAGCACAAGGAAGACTTGTAAATGTCAAACAAGCAATTATGACAAGACAAGTTGTTTATGGAGAAAGAAGGATTGCTGGTAATTTAATATATGCTGAAACAACAGGAAGTAAAAATAAATTTCTTCATTTAATTTATGCTGTCGCAGGACACGAAATTGATTCCTTTGTAAAATTTCAAATAAATGAAGATGTTGTAACATTAGATGATTTAAATGATGATGGTGAAGTAATTAGAGATAATAATAGTGACTTAGGAAAATATGATAAGGCTGGAAAAAAGTTTGTAAGATTTAAATATCATACTGGTTCAGATACACAACAAGCTGATGAAACCTTAGTTGAAGAATCCGATGATTTATGGACAGCAGAACACAAACTACAAGGGATTGCATATGTTTATGTAAGGCTTCTATTTAGCACAAAAGCATTTCCAAATGGTATTCCAAATATATCTGCTTACATAAGAGGTAAGAAAGTTTTTGACCCAAGAACATCTACCACTGCATACTCTGCAAATTCTGCATTATGTATAAGAGATTTTTTAACAAACACCAGATATGGTTTGGGTGCAAATTCTACAGAGATAAATGATACAGTATTTTCAAGTGCCGCCAACTCTTGTGATGAAGTTGTTACATTAGCAACACCTACAGAGCAAACTTTTAATACAAAAGATGATATAGACAATGATGATGAAGAAATCACAATCAACGCTCACCCATATGCTACAGGTGACTCTGTTGTGTATTCAAATAAAGATGGCACTAACTTATCTGGTCTTACAAATGGTACAACCTATTACATTATAAAAGTAAATGCTAATAAAATAAAATTAGCAACCTCATCAACAAATGCTTATGCTGGTACTGCAATAGATATTACTGCATCTACAGAAGATGAGGGAGAAACACAAGCATTACAAACCTTAACAGAAAAAAGATACGAATGTAATGGAATAGTTGATACAGGACAAACACCAGCTAGAATTTTAGAAGATATGACTTCATCTTGTATTGGTCTAGTAAACTATAGTGGAGGTAAATGGGCTATAAAAGTTGGTGTTTATAACACACCATCTGTCACTTTAGGTGATGATGATTTAAGAGGTGCTATACAAGTTACTACAAGAAACTCAAGAAGAGATAGTTTCAATGCAATCAAAGGGGTTTTTTCAAATCCTGCCGAAAAGTTTCAGCCACAAGATTTTCCACCTATTACTTCATCAACATTTGAAACAGAAGATAATTCAGAAAGAATTTTTTCAGATATAGAATTACCATTTACTACATCATCAGCAATGGCACAAAGAATTGCAAAAATTATACTCTACCGAAACAGAGAACAAATTACTATTAACTTTCCTGCAAAACTAACAGGATTCAATGTAGAAGTTGGCGATACGATTTATATTAATAATACTAGACTTGGATTTTCATCTAAGCCATTTGAAGTATCCTCTTGGAAGTTTGCAACAGAAACAGATGGTACATTAGGGATAGATTTATCACTGAGAGAAATATCATCAACTGTTTATGATTGGAATGCAGAAGAACAAGATATAATATCAAACAATACTGTACTACCAGATGTATTTAATATTGACCCACCTGGTATAACAGCAAGTGATACTCTTACAACTTTTAACCAAGAAGCAATAACAACACTTGTTGCAGAAGTTACATCATCTGACGAATTTGTAGACAATTTTGAGGTAGAAGCAAAACAAGCAACTTTAGATGATTCTTTTTATGTCAATATGGGAAGAGCAAGTGGAAGTAGATTTGAACTTACAAATGTAAAAGATGGAGTTATTTATGATGTAAGAGCAAGAGCAATCACTTCATTAGGTTCATCATCAGAGTTTAATAGTGTGCAACATCAAATTGTAGGTAAATCTGCTCAACCATCAGATGTTACAGGATTTTCAGTCAATGTTATTGGGTCAGAAGCTCATCTTACATGGACACCAGTCTCTGATGCTGATTTATCACATTATAAAATAAGACATTCTGATTCAACAAGTGGTGCAACTTATCAAAATGCTATTGATTTAGTACCAAAGGTTGCAAGACCTGCTCAAAGTGTTACTGTTCCAGCACTAACAGGAACATATTTTTGTAAAGCTGTAGATAAGTTAGGTTTGTTATCAGAAACACCAGCGTCATCAGTAGTACAGATAGATAATATTAAATTTCTTAATGATGTTAGCACAGTTACAGAAAACCCAACTTTTGGAGGTACAAAAACAAATGTAGTCAAAACATCTTCAAATACGTTAATTTTAGATACAACAGCATTATTTGACAGTGCAAGTGGTAATTTTGATGATGCAGTAGGATTGTTTGATGGAGGTGGTGGAACATTAGCAACTTCTGGTACTTATGAATTTGCTACTAAAACTGATCTAGGTGCTAAATTTACTGCTAGACTAACACCAACAATTACTGTAGGTAGATTAGACTATGTATCACTTTTTGATGATGCTAGTGGCTTATTTGACGCTAGAGAGGGTAATTTTGATGGAGATGTTACTGCATTTGATACAACAAATGTAGAGTTTGAAATTGCTTCAACTGACGATGACCCCAACAGTGGCAGTCCAACATTTACAGCATTTAGAAAGTTTATCGTTGGTGATTATACTGCAAGAGGTTTTAAGTATAGAATTAATATGACAACATCTGATACTCAGGCTACACCAGAGGTTTCAGCATTAGCAATAAAAGTATCAATGCCAGACAGAACAATAGCTGAAAGCAATATTTCAAGCACAACTAATACTTCAGGGAAAACAATAACATTTAGTCCTGCATTTAAAGTTCTCCAAGGATTAAGTATTTCTGCTACCAACTTGGCAAGTGGAGATTTCTATGCTATTACTAGTAAAAGTGAAAATGGATTTACAATTGAATTTTTTAACAGTAGCAGTGCAACAGTAGATAGAGAATTTGATTATGTTGCACGAGGTTTTGGAGAAGCAAGTTAAGGAGATAAAATGAGTCAAAATGATTTTACAATTGCAAACCAAGGTTTTCCTGCATTTAGGTCAGATTTAAATGGAGCATTGCAAGCACTTGCATCAACATCAAGTGGGACTTCTGCACCATCAACTACCTTTGCATATCAACTTTGGATAGACACAACGACAACTACAGGTAATATTTTTTATATACGTAATGCCGCCAATGATGGAAATATTGAGATTGGTAGAATAAATCAAACCTCTGGTAAATTTATATTTTCAGAAACAGCACAGTTTGAAGATGGTTCTGCTGGAGCACCAAGTATATCGTTCATATCAGATACCGATACAGGATTTTATAGACAAGGTGCAAATAGGTTTGATGGTGTTGCTGGAGGATCAATTGGAATATCATTATCTGCGTCTGGGTTTGTGGTTAACGAAAACTCAGAAGATGCAATGGACTTTAGAGTGGAATCAACAAGTGATACACACAAACTATTTATTGACTCATCAACAGATCAAATACTAATTCACGATGATACATCTGTGACAATTGGTGGTGTAATAAGTGAGTTTCAAGTTAATGCTGTGGATTCAGCACAAGGAACAAGTGGTTTTACACGATTTAGTGCAGATGCAAGTGGACATTCTCTTGCACTTGGTAAATCAAGAGGAGCAACAGTTGGTACGATGACAGTTGTGCAAGACAATGATGTTTTAGGTTCAGTTGATTTCTATGGTGCCGATGGTACAGATATGGCAACAAAAGGTGCATCTATATCTGCAAGAGTAAATGGAACTCCTGGTTCAAATGATTTGCCAACAGAATTAGTATTTTCAACAACAGCAGATGCTGGTAGTAGTGTCACAGAACGATTAACAATATCGCAAAATGGACATATTGCTACAGTTGGTGGAAATGCATCCACATCTTCAACACCAGTAACAAGGACTGGACTTTCTGGTGCAGTTGCAATTGATTTTGCAACAGGAGACAATCAACATCTAACTTTAAGTGGTGATGTAAGTGCCTTGACTGCAAGTAATGAGACAGCAGGTCAATCAGGAGTTATTGTGATTACACACAGTGGGGGGGGTCGTACTGTTGCTTTAGATGCTAGTGATTATGAAGTTGCTGGAGGAGGTGGTTCTCCCACAATAAGTTTATCAAGTACTGATGGTGCTGTTGATGTTGTTCCTTATTATGTAAGGGCAAGTGGAAATGTCGTATTAGGTACACCATTATTAGCAGTAGGCTAAATGTTTAATAAGCCATTAATATTGTCTGGAGGTGCTGGAGTAACACCAGTTTATAAAATAGACCAATCAATAAGATTTAATGATGATGATACTGCTTATATGCATAGAACTCCAAGCAGTAGTGGAAATAGAGATAAATGGACTTGGAG